GGAACTGATCGGGCCTGTCGGGCTCAAAAAGATGGAGCACGCTGTCGGCGCTGATGGCCTTGAAAATCTTGTTGGCCGGATCGTTGCTAAAAAAGTATTTGAGCGGGCGGCCGGTCGCATCGGCCTGTACGCCGTCGATCACCAGCTTTTGATCGGCTCCTTGCGGGGTACCGCACCGGTGCGCTTCCACCACCTGCAGAGCGGGGCGGCCGTCCTTGGTTTGGGTCAAAATCAGAAAGACGTCGCCGTCGCGGTCGATCGCCTGGCTGGTCAGGCTTTGCAGTTCGTAAAAGTCGAGCATTCCGCGGATGTCGGCGCTTTCGGCAAAGGCGTTGAAGTAGTCCTCGGCCTGCCGGTTCCAGGATTCGTCGGAGCTGCGGGCCTGCGGGCGGATTCCGGGGCCCACGCTATAGCGGGCCATCTCATTCACGGCGGCGCGGACGATCGGGTTGTTGATGAACAACCGGCGGGACAGGGCCAATAGGCGCAGCCGGTCATACGCGTCGACATCCTGGCGGCTGTCGGTGGCCGTGGCGTGGAGCCAGGTGCGCTCGCGGGTAAGCGGGCGGGCGGCCTCGGACATCAGCCCGAAGCCCAGCCACTGACCGATGCGCTGCTTGAGATCAGGCATGACCAATGGCGTTGAAAACCGGATAGGTCACGCGGGGGTTGCGCGTGCCGGCGTTGTAGTCGATGGCTTCCTTGACGATCCGCAGCATGTCCATGACGGAGTAGGTCTGTTGCAGCGTGACCGATTTACCCGAGATCGAGGAGGACGTGACAAAGGCCAGCTGACCCTTCCCGTCGAGGATTCGTTGCACGCAGTCCGCCCGGAGATCTTGGAGTTCGCTCGCGGTCAGGACTGACGCCAGCAGGACTGCGTCGGTCATCGCGGGGTGGGATGTGTCAACGCGCGGCCACCTCGTCGGCAAAGAGATCCGTTTTTAGCCAGGTCCACAGCTCGCGCATTTGCGCTTTAAGGAACGGTCGCCAGCCTTGCGGGGCGCGGCTCAGGAGATTGCCGAATTTGTTAGCCCAGCCGGTGACCTCCGTCTCCCAGGTCTTGACCACCTCGGCTCGCGGCTTGCTTTCGTGGGGTGGCGTTGGAATCAGCTCCAGCTGGGTCATGCCGATGCGCAAAGCGCGGGGATCCGGGTTATTCAGGTTAAACTCCAGCTGCCGGGCCATGCTGGTGTACTTGGGCGCCCACTTGCTGGCGAACTCCTCGCCGAACGTGCCTTCCAGCCAGGCGGCATAGACGTCTGGTTTGATCTGCTTGCGGGCTTCCGCCAGCTTGCGGCCGGCTTCCAGCGCGGCGGCCACCGCCAGGGAGGCGGTGCGCATGGTTTCATCGGCCAGTTGCTGGGCCTTGGTGTGGCTTTTACGAACGTCTTGGACGAGCTGTTTTTCTATCGCTTGGGTTTTCATTTTTTGCCTTTCTTGTTTTGGATGATCTCGCGCAGGCGCTGGGCCCGGCTGTTGTAATTGGATCTGCGGCCCAGGGCCACGATGACCTCCTGGGCGGTCTTGCATCTTTGCACGGTGGTGTTGGTGTGGCTGGCGGTGTTCCTTGGATCAGCTAGCACGAAGGACCGGCGGAAGTTCATGGCCAGCTTGTTGACGGCCGCCCGGGTGATGCCGAACTGTTTGGCGATGGATTCGTTGGTCTCGTGGCCACCGCCGCGCGTTTGCCACAGCAACATCAGCAGCACCCGAGTGCGCAGGGCGGACTGCGTGACGCAGCTGCCGGCCTCTGCCAGCCAGCCCAGGATCCGGCCAAACGCCTGGCTGTAGGGCTCCGTGGCGTGGTGGTGCATTGGCTCTATTTCGTCAATGGGGTGGGACGTGTAGGACGACGTCCACGTCTCCGCCTCCCAGCCCACCGGCTGCGATCCGGTGGAGGCTTCGTCAAATTGGCTAGCATCTCTTTGTTCCATAAATGTCCTCGGGTTAGGGGTTTTGTGACTGGATATTTTCAAGGGCGACGAGAACCAGCTTTTCGCAGTCCCCCAGGTGGTTGGGCCCCACCTTTTCCCAGACCAGCTCCCGCTGGCCGAAACGCAGTTTTCGTTCCACCATTCGCTCGCCGGTCAGCTGGGTGAAGTAGTCGCGCCCGGTGTTGCGCGGGAGCCACCAGTCCGATCCGGTGCGCTCCTTAATTTTGGCGATGTAGAGCAGCTGCTTGAAGATGTCGTCGGAGTATTGAACCAGCGGCAGAGTCCGGCCCAGATGTTCCACCGTCTGTCTCAGCACGGATGCCTTCATGCCGGATCCGGATCCGCGGCCCTTGCTGGCCCAAAACCTGCCTCCCGATTTGATAACAAACTCGTAAACGCCGCCGGTCCTCCTGGCCGCGTAGCCGGAATCTATCAGCCCTCCGATGCATCCGGCCTTTTTATCTGTGCCACGCACCGGATAAGTGGTGGCAAACTTCTGCATCACCGCGTCCCACCCAATGAGCTGGCCGTAATCGACTAAGGCGGACCACGGCTTATCCCCCACCTTTCCGTAGGCCCGGATCACATAGAAAAGCTCCGTCTGCTGCACGTCCACGCCCATGATCATTCCTTCCGGATCCAGCGGCACCTCGCCGAGCACGTACTCCGGGCTGCCTTTGATGACGTCCTCGATTGAGGACGGCTTGATGGTGGCGGCCGCCGGGGTCCACGGCTTGGCCATATAGGAATTGACGAAGTGATGCAGGCCGCGGATGGATTCCTTGTCCTGTAAAAACATCACGGCCAGCTCGCCCCAGGTCCGGTTGGGTGAATACAGAGCCGGCAGGTTGTAGGACCTCCGGCCCGGCTGGCCTTGCGCTGTCGGCTTCCATCGGCCGGCCCTCATCATATCGGCCCTTTCGTGGAAAAGAATTTTTCGGCGGCACCCCGGGCACTCGTAATGCGTGGACGCTTTGACCTGCTCTAGGTTCCACTGCCCGGTGTCCTGATCCTGGGCGGATTCGTCCCAGCGTATGCCAGGCCAATCTAGCGCAAACTCATGACGGCAGTCTGGGCAGCTGACAAAATAGTAGCGCTGGTCCCCGCGCATAAACTCCGTCCAGATATTGACCCCATGGTCCATGGTCGGCGTAGAGGCCTGCACGTAGAGCCAGTTGGGAAAGGATTCCATGCGCGCTCCGATGAGCTGGAGCGGGCTGGATTCCTTGGTCTGCCAGTCTGGAAACTTGTCGATCTCGTCGGCGATGCAAAGACCTGCGCTTCTCGATGACAGCTGAGACGGGCTCGCCCCGACCCACCAAACCGTGGAGGACTTGAACCGCTGCTCGTCCAGCTTCATTTCGTCCTCGTCGTCGGGGCACAGCTTGGCCAGGCACTCGTTGGCCTTGACCAGTTCCATCCAGCGCTCCGCGCTGATTGATCGCGCCAGCTTCATGGATGGCAACACCACGATCGCGGGCGTTGGCCGGTTGCTGATCCGGTGCGCCAGGATCAGCTGCAGGGCAGTGCTTTTTCCGCACTGCACCGCAAAACACAGCGTCAGCTCATGCACGGCTGGATTAGTGGCGCTGTCCAACACCTCCCGCAGGTAGGGCATGCTGTCCAAAGACAATCTTCCGGGCCTTGTCGGACTATAGCGGTCCGTTAGCCAGATCTTTTTCTCGGCCCAATCGGCGACGCTGTCCATTCCGGCTGGCCTCAAAAACTTTACGGCCGCCCCCGCCCCCGCGATTGGTGATGATAACGTTTCGATCATGCAATCATGCGGGCCTTGATGGACTCGTAGATCCGGCCTGTGCACTCCCTTAAAAACTGGTGAATATGCTCCGGCCCCTGCCCGGCCAGCTTGGACGCCTGACTGACAATAGACTCCAGCCCTTTTTGAAACTCCGATGCCAGGCGCGCCACCACCTGGTCGTGCTCGGCCCGCGGGATCAAAATCCCGGCGGCCGCCTGGGCCTGCCTGTATTCATCGGCAGCATCCCTTGCTCTCTGCTGGGTGTTGATGACCGCGTGCAAAAACTGCCGGATCTGCATTACATCCCCCTTTTCTCTGGCTTTCATTAGTTGCTCATGGGCGATTCGCTCGCCCAGCTTGGCCCGATTCCACCGCTCCCGGACCTCTGTGACCTGGTAAGTTTCGGCCGGCTCCCCATTGGTTAGATCCACCGGGCCTTCCGGATCCGGCAGCTGCCTGGCTAAGGATGAGACCTTGCATCTTGGCGCCCGGACAGCATTGGCCACCTTCCACCTGGCGGCTTCTTCTTCAGATGTCAGCGGCATGCCTTTTTTGACCGCCTTCTGGATGGCTTGCCTAGAACAGCCCCAAAGTTTTGCTAAATCGCTTGCGGTCATAGACGGACCGGATCCTGTCAACCTAACAATCGCAAAGGTTACGCGCTCAAAAACCATGCGGGCTTTAACAGC